ATAAGTTACTATACGAAAATATAAAACATGCTATAAGTATTGTTTCTGTAGGTAAACACTTCGAAATAAATCCTGGTAAGAATAGATTTATAGCGGCCTATTTTAAACAGCAACTAATTCTTCCTGCAATAGTCTATCATACACCAAAAGAGCTTGATTGGTTGGATAATCAAGATTATATACCACACAATATAGAAGACTACAATATAGCAATTAATACATTCGATCACGAAGAAAAAATTATGTTTGTTCGTAATGATTGGTTCGATACAGACAAAGATTTTAAGTTAGAGTCTAAAATATTTTGGCAGGAAAAAATGAACAAATGGGGTACAATACAATGGTACCAACACGGTAAATTGGTATTTGAGTGTAAATCAAAAAATGAAAAAATAACAACAATAGATCTCAAACATGAAATGGGAATATGGGAAAGTATTTGTTATCTCTCTGGCATAGAAAACTACCGAAAACTAGATTATTTTACCAAAATAGATTGACTTTATTAATATTTTACTCTATAATATAAACTTAAACATTAAGTGTGAGTATTATGAAATATATTTTAGTCTTAGCTACATTTTTACTATCTGCTTGTAGTGTAAACACGAGCAATTTTCCTATTAACACAAGTAATAAAACATTTGCAGAGCCTATGGTATTTGCCGAGGACTTTTTTGTTGACGAAGTAAAAAGTTGTGGTGCTAGTAATGTTAATCAAGAAAATTTAGATTTCATACAAGGACTAATTGGAATACAACCGGATCAGTTGTACAATAGTAATTCACTCACGGTGAAGTGGAATTATATAGGTGACAGAGTATTACGTACTTTAGATATGTCATATACTGTTGCAAGTGAAAAAAATAACGACGATGCACAAAAAATACTTGCAATTATTGAAAAAGCGGCTGACACACAATTATTTTATGATTGGGAAAACTGGAATGACGTAGCAGGAAAAAGTTGTTGGAGAGGACCTGATGGGAAATGTGCATATCATCATCCTGAATTTGCAACACAGTTTATAACAGGAATGTTAATTAGTGCTATTGTATTAGAAGAATATATAACTCCTGCTCAGAAAGAAAAATTTAACACATACTTTGATAAAATGTACAAAAGGTTTATAGCACCTCAGGCATTTAATAATTGGAGTACAGGATTTTATGCAGGGGCTAATGGAGGCATAGGCAATTTAGCATATGCAAGATGGACCAGAGACACATGGTTGTTTAATAAAGAAATAACCTATCGTAAACACATTATAAAGAAACACTTTAAAAGCGACGGATGGATAGAAAACAATAGTTGGCGTGGTAATAGAGACTATTGGTATCATACACTAGGTTTAGATACTGTTCTTGGATATATGATTATTGCTAGATCTAACGGTATAGATCTATTCAATGATAAACAGATATCATCTAGAATATCAGCAAGTATCGACAAAACAGTTTTAGGTAACCAAAGTTTAGAAAAGTTTAGCGAAAAGGGATATAAAGGAAAAAATCATATAACTGGATCTAAAGACGCTAGACCACACATGCATCAAGAAGCAACTAATTTAGTTCAAATAGTGAACAATGAGTATGGAGTAAGTATACAACCAAGAAATGATCACTTTAGACGTCAAAACGGACAGGAAAATGTTAATGTCCATGTAGGGTTTAATGCAAGTTGTTATTATTCTTCAAAATAATTGTTGACTTTTGTTCTAAGTTGTTGTATAATATAGATAACATTAAGGAGAAATCATGAGCGATAGAGTATATGGTCCTGACGAAAAAGCAAAACTTGAAAGACTAGTAAACGAAGGTGTTACAGTATTACAAGAAGTAGAAGACTTACAAGCAGGCCTAAAAGAAACTGTCAAGGCAGTAGCAGAAGAGCTTGATATCAAGCCTAGTATGATTAATAAGGCAATTAAAATTGCACAGAAAGGTGATTGGTCAAGAGTTGCAGAAGAGTTTGACGACTTAGAAACACTTGTTGTTACCGTTGGTAAGGACAAGTAATTGCAAAAAATAAAAGACTTTTGGTCAAACAGTTATAGAAGTGACAGAACTGCATTTGCATTTGAGCTTGTTAGTTTTATTTTTACTGTTGGTGCAAGCCTGACACTTGCAATCAGTGCAAGAGATCCTAATATGATGATAGTATACCCAGGATTTTTTGTAGGCAGTGTTACACAATGTTACGCATCATATCGTAGAGGTGCGGCTTGGGTGATGTTACTAACATTTTATTTTGCCTGTGTAAATATTTTTGGATTCGGAGTTGCGGCATTATGGTGGTAAAACCTTATCAATGGCTGGCATGGTTTAGTACAGCATGTCTACTAGTTGCCGCGACAATGGCCGCATTTAATATATACCCGTGGTATATTTTTGCTTTTATTGTAAGTAACAGTTTATGGGTTTTAATTGGCGTGCTATGGAAAGAAAAAAGTTTAATTGTATTAAATGCAGGACTAACCGTAATTTATGTAGCAGGACTAGTGTTAAATGGTTAAAACCTTAGGACAACGTAATACAAAAGTAAATGACACAGTATCAACACTATTTGTTGATTATCCTTGTCCTGTACGGCATGGTCACTTAGGACGAACAAAACAAGATGACAAAGTAATTATAGATTATTTTAAAAAGTATAAAGCAGATAATCCAGATTATGAACCTAGTAATTTATCAGGCTGGCGTACAACTTGGAATGCACATATCGATCACGAACAAATTTTAAGCGGTTTAATGATGGATATTCTGCAATGGCACAATGCTAACGTTTCACACCCTCGTAATGATTATGTGCCAGACTTTATCAAACAACAGCAAGATTTTGATTTAGATGCAGAAGTTTGGTATACAGAATATGACAAGGGCGACTATGCAGACGAACATCACCATGGCACTGTGAGTAGAACAAGTTTTGTTTATTATTTAGATTGTGAGCATGATGGTAGTCCGTTAACATTCGTTAAAAAAGCAACACCAATGTATGGTGCTTTTCCAAAGACTGTTGAATTGTTTAATCTAAATACATATCCAGGAATGATTGTTTTCTTTCCTAGCTTTTTACATCATCGTGTGGATCCTACCAGATCTAAGAGGTATGTATTGGCAGGAAACATAAATGATATTATATATAAGACGCCAGACGCTTAAAAGCAGGCATGTAGACGGTACGTTGGCCACAAGCAACGAGGAGACATATGAGTTACGTAGACGCAATATTTGATCGCGATTCTGATATCATTCGAGTCGTAGAACGCAAAGATGGTAAAAGACATTACCATGAATATCCAGTAAAATACACTTTCTATTACAAAGATCCTAGAGGTAAACACAAGAGTGTGTATGGTGATCCTCTAACACGCATTGTATGTAAGAATACAAAAGACTTTCGAAAAGAAGTAGCAATCAACAAAGGCAAAGAACTTTTTGAAAGTGACATCAATCCAATCTTTCAATGTCTAAGTGAGAACTATCTTAATCAAGACGCTCCTAAACTAAACATTGCATTTTTCGATATTGAGACGGACTTTGATCCGGAACGAGGCTTTGCTGATCCTAGTGATCCATTTATGCCAATTACATCTATCTCTGTATATTTACAGTGGATGGAAACAATGGTATGTTTAGCAGTTCCTCCTAAAACACTTACAATGGAGCAAGCCAAGAAAGAACTTGAAGGTATTGACAATGTGATGCTGTTTGAAAAAGAAGGTGAAATGATTGACACTTTCTTAACACTAATTGAAGACGCAGATATTTTGTCAGGTTGGAACAGTGAAGGTTATGATATTCCGTATACTGTAAACAGAACTAGCCGTGTACTAAGCAAAGATGACACACGTAGATTCTGCTTGTGGGGACAACTTCCTAAGAAGCGTGAATATGAAAAGTACGGGAAATCAGCTGAAACCTATGACCTAGTAGGCAGAGTGCATTTAGATAGTTTGGAATTATATCGTAAATACACATATGAAGAAAGACACACATACAGGCTTGATGCCATTGGTGAGATCGAAGTTGGTGAAAACAAAGTCCCTTATGAAGGTACTTTGGACCAGTTGTACAACAATGACTTTAGAAAGTTCATCGAATACAACATACAAGATACCGCACTACTGGACAAGCTGGACAAAAAACTAAGATTTATTGATCTTAGTAATGAACTTGCACACGCAAATACTGTTTTGCTACAGACCACAATGGGTGCTGTTGCAGTTACAGAACAAGCAATCGTAAACGAAGCACATCACAGAGGACTACAAGTTCCTAATCGTCCAAAGCGTGATGACGAAAATACAGCGGCCGCTGGTGCTTATGTTGCATTTCCTAAAAAAGGATTACACAAATGGATTGGATCAATGGACTTGAACAGTCTGTATCCTAGTGTGATTAGAGCATTGAATATGGCTCCAGAAACTATTGTAGGACAAATTCGACCAGAGATAAGTGAAGCAAGAGTCGAAGAAGATACGGGCCTTAAGAAAAAGAGCTTTGCAGGGTCTTGGGAAGGACGCTTTAGCACAGAAGAATACGAAGCAGTTATGGAAAAACGTAGAGATATTTCTTTAACAGTCGATTGGGAAAACGGACAAAGCGATGTACTAAGTGGTGCCGAAATTTACAAACTTATTTTTGACAGTAACCGACCTTGGATGTTAAGCTCAAATGGTACAATTTTTACTAATGAGTTTGAAGGTGTTATTCCTGGTATTTTAAAACGTTGGTATGCTGAACGTAAAGATCTACAAAAGATGTTAAAGAAGGCAAAAGATGCAGGCAACGAAGCAGAGATTGTATTTTGGGATAAAAGACAACTTGTTAAAAAGATTAACTTGAACAGTTTGTATGGTGCTATTCTAAACCCAGGCTGTAGGTTCTTTGATAAACGCATAGGTCAGTCAACTACACTTACTGGTAGAACTATTGTTAAGCATATGAGTGCCGAAGTAAACAAGGTTATTACAGGAACATATGACCATGTAGGTAAGAGTGTTATTTATGGTGATACAGACTCTGTGTACTTTAGTGCATATCCTATACTTGAAGAACAGATTAAAGCAGGACAAATACCTTGGACTAAAGAAAACGTAATTACATTGTATGATCAAGTTGCAGAAGAAGCAAACAGTACATTTACAAAGTTTATGGGTAAAGCATTTCATTGTCCGCCTAGTCGTGCAGAAGTTATTGCGGCAGGTAGAGAAATTGTTGCTGAGTCGGGTTTGTACATCACTAAGAAACGTTATGCGGCACTAGTGTATGATGTAGAAGGTTTCCGTTCAGATACAGAAGGCAAGCCAGGCAAAGTAAAAGCAATGGGTTTAGACTTGCGTAGATCAGACACTCCTGTGTTTATGCAAGAGTTTTTAAGCGAAATTCTACTTATGGTATTAACTGATAAGCCTCAAGAAGAAGTATTAAAACGTATTACAGAATTTAGAAAAGAGTTTTCAGAACGTCCAGGGTGGGAAAAAGGTTCGCCTAAACGTGCAAACAAGATTGGACACTATCAGCGTCTTGAACAAAAGCAAGGCAAGGCAAATATGCCTGGGCATGTTCGAGCAAGTATTAACTGGAATACACTAAAACGTATGAACGGTGACAAGTATTCGCAAGAGATTGTAGACGGTATGAAGGTTATCGTTTGTAAGCTCAAGCAAAACCCACTAGGCTATACTAGTGTAGCATATCCTACAGATGAGCTACGCTTGCCTGATTGGTTTAAAGAATTGCCATTTGATGATGCGGCTATGGCAGAAACTATTATTGATAATAAGTTAGACAACTTAATCGGCGTGTTGAATTATCCATTAGAAGATACAAAACAACACAATACTTTTAACTCTTTATTTGATTTTGGGGGATAATATGAAATTTAAAAGCAATAGTATAGAAGGTAATGTTGTAAAGAATGACGAACGTTATATTGTAAAAGACAACACTACATTAAAAAATCTTGTTGTTAGTAGCACACGGTTGAATCCACGTAAAAGCACTAGCGGACACAAGCATGAAGGACAAGAAGAAGTCTATATGTTTCTAGAAGGTTATGGAACGATGGAACTAGATGATGTAACTTATAATGTTGAAGCAGGTGATACTGTACTAATTGAAGACGGTGTCTTTCATCGTGTAC